TTCTAACGGGTCAGAACGCCCTTGCTGATCTGTACCGGAACTCGCACACCCCACCAGAAGCGTAGTTCCCAGAGCAAGCGCCGACAGGCGAAGCTTCATAAATGTCTCCCTGTTTTTTTATGGCTTATGCAGTTTGCCATCCATGACGGAACGATACCGTATCCGCCTGTTTAGGTGTGGGCGATTGTAACAGCACGTCAACTGATGTCCAGACGCCCTGATTTGCTGATTTGATCATAGCCTGGTAATCGCCGCCCTGTAGGCTACTTGATTTTATAGAAACAGAAAAAGGCAAACGCAGCCTTTTCTACATTTTCAGAGTAACTCCCGTCAGTTGCGAGCAAAAAAGCCGCTACGCTTTAGCTATACGTGCTAATTCAAGAGAAGAGACCATGGACAACGACAAAATTGATCAACACAGCGACGAAATTGAAGTTGAGAGCGAAGAAAAAGAGCGCGGCAAAAAAATAGAAATAGATGAAGACCGACTCCCCTCCCGGGCGATGGCAATTCATGAGCATATCCGCCAGGATGGTGAAAAAGAGCTGGAACGCGACGCAATGGCGCTACTGTGGTCAGCCATTGCGGCGGGTCTGTCGATGGGCGCTTCGTTACTGGCAAAAGGGATATTTCATGTCGAACTGGAAGGTGTGCCGGGCAGCTTCTTGCTGGAGAATCTCGGTTATACCTTTGGTTTTATTATCGTCATTATGGCCCGCCAGCAATTATTTACCGAAAATACCGTGACTGCGGTACTACCCGTCATGCAAAAACCGACAATGAGCAACGTCGGCTTACTTATACGGTTATGGGGCGTCGTGCTGCTGGGTAATATTCTCGGGACAGGTATTGCGGCGTGGGCATTTGAATATATGCCTATCTTCAATGAAGAAACTCGCGATGCATTTGTCAAAATCGGCATGGATGTGATGAAGAACACCCCCAGCGAGATGTTTGCCAACGCGATCATTTCCGGCTGGCTGATCGCCACTATGGTTTGGATGTTTCCTGCAGCGGGTGCGGCAAAGATTGTGGTGATTATATTGATGACCTGGCTTATTGCCCTGGGTGACACCACCCATATCGTGGTCGGTTCTGTTGAAATCCTCTATCTGGTGTTTAACGGTACGCTGCACTGGAGCGATTTCATCTGGCCCTTCGCACTACCTACTTTAGCGGGGAACATCTGCGGCGGCACCTTTATCTTCGCGTTAATGAGTCATGCACAGATTCGTAACGACATGAGCAATAAGCGTAAAGCAGAAGCACGCCAAAAAGCAGAACGTGCGGAAAACATTAAGAAAAATTATAAAAACCCGGCATAAATGGCGAGGGTTTAAGCAATCGAGCGGCAGCGTACTTACCCCGCACTCCATTAGCGGGTATACTCATGCCGCATTGTCCTCTTAGTTAAATGGATATAACGAGCCCCTCCTAAGGGCTAATTGCAGGTTCGATTCCTGCAGGGGACACCATTTATCAGTTCGCTCCCATCCGTACCAGTCCACAAAATCCCCTGAATAGCAAGCCTTCCATAGATTCACAGTTCGTAATGGTTCGCGTCAGATCGTTGACAGCCGCACTCCATGACGGGTAAAAAGTGGATAAAATAATTTTACCCACCGGATTTTTACCCATGCTCACCGTTAAGCAGATTGAAGCAGCAAAGCCGAAAGAAAAACCATACCGCCTTCTCGATGGTAATGGCCTGTACCTTTATGTCCCTGTGTCAGGGAAAAAGGTATGGCAGCTTCGCTACAAGATTGACGGTAAGGAGAAAATCCTGACTGTCGGAAAATATCCGCTTATGACTTTGCAGGAGGCAAGGGATAAAGCATGGACTGCGAGGAAAGACATCTCGGTTGGCATAGATCCGGTAAAAGCGAAAAAGGCTTCGTCTAACAACAACTCCTTTAGTGCCATTTACAAGGAATGGTACGAGCACAAGAAGCAAGTGTGGTCTGTAGGGTATGCGACTGAACTTGCCAAAATGTTTGATGACGACATTTTACCCATCATCGGCGGTCTCGAGATTCTGGATATTGAGCCGATGCAACTGCTGGAAGTAATCCGCAGATTTGAAGATCGCGGTGCAATGGAGCGAGCCAACAAAGCCCGCAGAAGATGCGGCGAGGTTTTCCGTTACGCTATTGTCACTGGTAGGGCTAAATATAACCCGGCACCTGACCTTGCTGACGCCATGAAGGGATACCGCAAGAAAAACTTCCCGTTTCTTCCTGCAGACCAGATCCCGGCATTTAACAAAGCACTGGCAACATTTTCAGGAAGCATCGTATCGCTCATTGCGACCAAGGTTTTACGCTATACAGCCCTAAGAACGAAAGAGCTTCGTTCCATGCAATGGAAGAACGTCGATTTTGAAAACAGGATTATCACCATCGACGCCAGTGTGATGAAGGGTCGCAAAATTCATGTGGTTCCTATGTCAGACCAGGTGGTTGAACTTCTCACTACGCTAAGCTCAATCACTAAACCAGTATCAGAGTTTGTTTTTGCCGGTCGCAACGATAAGAAGAAGCCAATCTGCGAGAACGCGGTATTGCTTGTGATCAAACAAATCGGCTATGAGGGTCTGGAAAGCGGTCACGGATTCAGGCATGAATTCAGCACAATTATGAACGAGCACGAATGGCCTGCTGACGCCATTGAAGTGCAACTTGCACATGCCAACGGCGGATCTGTGCGCGGAATTTACAACCATGCTCAGTATCTCGATAAACGCAGAGAAATGATGCAGTGGTGGGCGGACTGGCTTGATGAAAAGGTGGAGTGATCCACCTTAACCACTATCGAAGAGCACAAAGCCTTGCAATCCAGTGCAAAGCTTTGTGTGTCTCAGTTTTGTTTCATAGGTAATCATGCGTTCACTACGATGCAAGAATCCATACCAAATTTTATTTAAAACTCACAAATACACTAGATAAAAACAATCCCGCAGTTTTCATGCGGGATATACTGCATTTATTGCAACTACATTGCCATTAATATAAACATAGCCAATTCGTCATAACGAATTCCGTAGCGTCCACCTGCTTTTTTTACAAGAATCATATTTCCTGTTTTATATTGAGAATAAATTTTCTCACCTGTATCAGGATCTGTGCTCTCTTCAGTTATCACCTCTTCATCCCATACGTCTGGCCATTCATCGTAACACCAAAAAGCATATTGCTCAGGATTTAAACCATGCTTTCTAAGAATATCTCCTACGGTTTGAGCACCAACTCCAAAATGATACCTTGATAACTCCAATCCTTTAAAATTAATCGACTCATTAAACCTGAACTTGCATATAATTCCCTTTATTTCCAGCGCAGCATCACGCTCTGCCTGAGTAATGTCATATATTGTTTTAAGTGTTTCATCTGATGTGCTTATAGTCCCGGATGCAGAATAAATCTGAGCCCATCTAAATGATGGTGCACCAAGAGATTTGCTGTTATCAATAATTGGTGAAAAATTACCTTTAATGGCAATATTTCCAGAGTCGCCGAATATATTAATAACTGCAGAGTCATCACCATGGTTTTTTACGCTTAAGTTTCTTGATGAAATATTTATATCTTTGTTATATCCACTAACATAAATCCATCTTTTACCATCAATGTGATGCCCGGAAATATTTCCGTTTGATTGTTCGTCAGGTGACTCTCTAAGAACAATAGCATCTACTCCAGACGACCATTGTATTTTTGTATCTGTAGGCCTCCAGTTCTTTATAATGAACGAACCATCAGTAAACTCCGTTTTTATTTGTCTATTGTCTACAAATGCGTCTCTTGGTTTAAACTCACTTGTGTTAACGCTGCTCTGAAGATCAGAAGCAAAAAATCTAAGATTTCCTGTATAACCCTGAGTCTCGGTCAGGTTATACGCAATCATAATTCCATTTTCAAACTCAGATGATGTTATTTTAACATCACGGCAATCACCAAAAATGCAATTTCCTTTATCAAATGTTGTTTGAGCTTTGAATTTATCAAACCTTAAATTACGAACAGGGAAACCATCAACCTCTAATGCAAAGGATGCAGGAAGGCCAAAGTATTCTGATGGCTTACCTGATGTATGATCAAGAGTAGTGGCTACTGTATTCTCAAAAACAGTCCCGCTAAAATTATTACCAATTGACGGAAACCTGATTACACTTATTGTACCTTGTATTTCAGGAGAAATACCAGATAGTGTGATGTTAGTTCCATCAAATGATGCATCTGAATACGTATATACTGATTCACTGCCAGCAATTTTAAACTGTTTAACTGAAGTTATTCTCATCGACTTTTTATGTTTAAATGTCACTGAGCTTTCAGTATTACTTACAAGATCAATCTGAGGGCTATTCCTTATCGCGATTCCTGACTGGACATAAACGTTATTAAAGTGCGTTTTTTCAGGATTTCCCTTCATTGAAAGGCTCCCGTCATTTTCTGTCAGTAGTAGTCCTTTTACCCTCCAATAGCCGACAATCTGTACGTTATCAATAACTGAATCACAGCTATCGTATACATGCAACCCTATATCCCAGTTATCACCCAATGAATAAGAATCAGGGTTATTGTATCCTTCAATACCATTTTTACTTACCATTATTCTCAGATTGCGTAACTGTGATGCCCTGTTGATACTAACAGCTACGCTCATGGCTTTTGGTGTAGCAGGAGTAACACCTACAGAATCTTCATTCGTAAACTCAGTGAACTTACAAGATATCCCTTCAACAATTTTAGCTGGTCTTTCATTAGAGATGTTAAAAAAATATTTGTTTTTTTCTCCATCACCAGTAAATACAAGATGGGTTCCTTTACTCCAACTTTTTAATAATCTTTCAGGCGCTGGTCTATATGTGTCCCAATAATCAATGCCAGATCCAACCAGTGAACACCCCTCAGGAATGTTAATATTCTTCTTGATGATGCATATTCCTTCAGGAATTGTTATAACCGACCTTCCAGAGTTTAAAGCTTTAATAAAAGCATCTGAATCATCTGTTACCCCATCTATTTTTGCTCCCCACCCTCTAACATCTCCACAATCTCTCCATCGTGCCATCTGCAACTCAGGATATTTTTTAGCGCCATCTGGATCTTCTAATTGCTGCCGTAGCTGATCGGGGTCATACTTCAGCACATTAGGAAAATAGAACTGCTGCGCACCATACGCATCGTATACAGCCATAGAATGGCCTTGCACAGTTACGAACTTGGCAATCTGTCCGTTATATACCGGATATCCAGCAGCGTTAATGATGATTGGCTGCGAAACAGGAACGTGAGAACCGTCTTCATTCTCCACATAAACCTGAATCTGGTTTTCAGGATTTACTGGGTCAGTGTCAATTTTACCGATATAAATTTTGCCATTGGCTACGGCTTTAAAAGAACGAGCCATAGTGAAGAGTTGAGAAGGCATGCTCACTACAACATTGGCTGTAATGTCTGTCATTTAATTTGCTCCAGATACAATGAATCGCCGCAGCGTAGCTACGGTGAGTATTTGTTTGCTTTTTGCACTACACTTTTTGTGTAGTGCTATCCATCAAGGCCATCGCCGCTTAGTTGCTGCGGTGAATTTTGGGCATAAAAAAACCCAGCCGAAGCTGGGTCGTTGCGTTGGTTATCTGTCAGTAGTTATGTACTGAAGGAGGTAATTCTTTATTCTTAAGTCTCATCCATGCGGAAATATTCGTTGGTCCGTCTGGCTCATTGATATCAACATCTCGTGTGTGATTGATTAAAACGTCTCTCGCCATTCCGATAACATACGAGAATTCATGACCGTAGTCGTAGCATCTGCCGGAATAGTTCGATTGAATTTGTTTTAATGCCGGATACAGTTCGCGGAATAATGCCTGTGAGCGGTTGGCATAATCCCATAGCCATACAAGGCTGTTTGCTTCTTTTGCAGAAAGCTCGTTGGTTTTCTTCTCTTGTTTGCCAATGAACTCACCTTCAAGCGGAACTCGAGCTGCAAGTGACAGTGCTTCGGTAAACTGCTCCTCACTGATTTCTTTGTATGAACATCCAAAATGGGATTTCAGTGACGACCACATGGTGATCATCGCCTTAGCCTGTTTTTCCTTTGGCAGAGACTGACCGCGACTCATGACGAGTTGTTTAATGGCTTCCTGCTGTTCAGTGGTGATTTTACCCGGCAACGCCTTTTTAGCTTTGCGTGGGTTAACTACATGACCTTTAGTCCAGTACTCATAGAGCACATCGTCACACTCTTCCTGATACTGGATTACCTTGTCGCGGATTTCAGGGCGGACTTTGTTAGGGCTGATGGTTTGCAACCAGCCATTCAGTTTACGTAAAGCAAGGCAAATCATGGTCTGCACACCGCCAACTGAAGGTATTGCGATTTCCACAATACCTTTAGCAAATCTTTGTTTTAACTTTGTAAACTGTGAAGCCCAATCCATACCCATTCCCTCAACGATAGGTTTCATTGGGGTATACGGTTCGCCGTTGTGATTGACAACATAAAGCTCTGCGCCGTGGAATGGTACATTGATAGTAGATACTGCTGTTGCTATACTTTTCATGTCGTTAATTCCTATGCGTGGTTTTACGATACCGAAGCCCTGACTGTTCCAGCAGTTGGGGCTTCAACTTTTTAGGCTGCGAATAAGACGCTGCACTATTTCTGAATTTAAAGACCTGCCCTCCTCCTTAGCCTTTTCCTTCAATTTTTCTTTAATCTCTGGCGGGATACGAATCCCTAATGGAGCGATGTCTCTAACTTTCATTTCCACCTCACTTGCTACACCGTGACAACTAAATACTACACCGTGTTTATTTAAAGTCAAAAATTTTTTGCCTACACTGTGTAGCTACGCACAGTGTGCAGGAGGAGAAATGAAAGGTGCAAGAGATATCAGTCCATTGGGGATTAGGATTCCAGACTATTTAAAGAAACGCATTCAGCAAGAAGCGGATAAAAACGGCAGATCAATGAACTCAGAGATTGTGCTTATCCTTCAAAAACATGTTGATAATCTTGATGGCTCTCGCTCACTTGAAGGATTCGCTAACCAAGAAGCTGATAAATTCAAAGAGGCGCTGCTTGAGACGCTGAGGAACATGCAAGAAAACAAAAAACCCACCTGAAGGTGGGTTTAGTCAAACATAGTGTTTCTAAAGTCTCTCGCATACCCTGCTAACACTCTCATTCTATTATGATTGTTAGCAGACATGTGAGCTACAGGATGAAAAAGAGCAATCAATGAATACCTGTTCTCATCAAAAAGATTTTGTGCATAAACGAGAGCGGTATTGGATGTTTTATGCCACTGCAACTTTTGCGGTGTGCTGATATCTGTGCCATTTTTTATTGGCTCAAATTTATTTTCACCAATTGCTAAATGAAGGTGCATAAGACCTGCATCTTCAATATCAGGAGGCCGATGATAAGAGGTGTCTCTGCCAAAATAGCTGGGCAACGTTCCCGTAGACTTGTAGATGATAAAATCATCTACAAGTGTTTGTTTTAAATCAGGAAACTCAACAAAAACCGGGGAGAAAAAATAGTCAAAACTATCCTGATTATATTCCACGGTTACTTGCATGTTTTACCTCAGTGGAAGTTACCAGAGTGAAACACACGAGTCCCGTGCTCAGCAAGCGCACACAAACCAGCCATATCTACGGAACTATCAAAAACAACCGGAACACATGAGCGTTGTTTAATAAGACTATTCAGGTTAGTTACGGCAGATCTAGCATCAGCAACAACGATATAGATATCTCTTGCGATCTCTTTAAAATCAGCAGAAGCTTCTTTGAATACCGATTTCATTGCCCCTTCAAGTCCTCTCAATTGATGCTCTATCAATCGAGACTTTTCTGGTTCAATGATAGACAACACATTGTCTACATTCTCATCGGTAGCGTTTGCAAGAACACGATAAGCGTATTTCAGCATTCGAGACAATTCTTTAATCGAAGACACCGCCTCATGAAGCTCATTATTAGCCCGTTCACTGCTGAATGAGGATTGATGGTAAGCGTGCTGAACGTTATCAGTAACAACCACCTCACAACTGAACGCAGAAGCTTGCTGTAATAGCAAACCTATTGCGACTCCAGCTTTGGCAGCGTTCAAGCTAAACATTTCATCAATCCCATTAGTCTCATTGCTCATACAAACCTCCTTCTTATCGGAGATTATCAATAGCTATGTATCCATTGAATACACGCTATGCGCAGTAATTCTACGTCACGTGATATCATTATGCAACCACCGTTCTATCACCAGTAGATGATGCCTCTCCATACATCATCTGGTATCCTGCTCAAAACTAAGGAGGTTGGTGTGAATGCTCAGTCTGTCATCATGGTTTTCCTTGGGCTGATTGTCGCAAAACTATATCCAGACTGGTGGAAAGGGGCATTAGCTACTGTCGCCATCTATTTGCTTTTATCCATCGTTAAGCGATCACTCGCTGAGACCGTAAATCAAGCAAAACGTTTCTCATTTAAGAGTTTAATAAACTATGTTACTGGGCTTATTTTTTGCCTTTCAATTCTGATCGCTTCGGCTTTTTTGCCCGTATCAATAGCTAATTTTTTTGGCGCACCATATGAGGTAGGTTATCTATTCTCTGTTTCCTGTCTTGCCATTGCTCTTCTTTACCTTTGGACGAGATCAAAGAATAAAAATTAGCCATCCGTGGCTGCCAGTTATTGAGTTTCTTTTTGTGATGCCTGTGCGACTCTGGTGAGCGATTGTGTGACCGTACTGATCGCTCTGTCATATGCTGTGCTACCTTTTGGCGTATTTGCCAGACGTAACAAGGCATTTCGTATAACAGGGCTTTCGTATGCCTTCGCTGCTCCTCCTACGACACCAGCAGCAGGAACAACAAACGCAGCCGTTTTTAGCATCCCCGCTAATACTGCTGCGTTTATGATGCCACCACCAACTAACAATCCATAAAGCTGCTGACCATTTAAGTTTTGAACGTTCGCTTTTGCCGCGTGTCTTGTATCGTTGAGGTATTTAATAACGCCGTCCAGTTCCTTTCCATGTACGCCTTTAAAGAAAGTTGCTGATTGCTTCCTGTTCCGGTGTAACGCATTAATAAACTTTTCAACACTAATATTTCCAGACGGATCAGTCGCCTTATCTACAGCATTCTGAACTATGGCTGCTCGTGCGTTTTGCCTACCATTGTCATCCAGAAGCCTGTAAAGCTGAGAACGTTCTGATGGGTTTTGGCTAAAAACGAGTTTTGTTACATCCTCAGGTGTAGCCTTGCCGCTGGCTATTGCCTTTTGAACGCGCGTTCTTCCCATCATGTCATTGAATCTAGCCCATGAGCGATCAACCCTAGACATATTGGCAGCTTCTTCTGAGCCTAGTTTTTGGGATACTGCTTTTTTCATATCCGCTGTATATGCCTTGTAGACAATATCGCTGGCTTTCTGGAGCGTATCTTTATCAACAGTGTCAGATGACGCCATAAATCGCTTTCGAAGATCGGTTCTGTTTTCCCTCGCCAGACGCAGGTCATTTGGTCCGCTGGTGATATCGTCTTTAAATTGCTGCAAGACTTTTACCGCGGCTCTATCCTGAGATTTGCCCGGGCGGCTTAACACGGCAATCTGATTGTCGATAGCTTTTACCGTGTTTGAGAGATCGACAGGGGTATCCCCCATAGCGTCAATTATGCGGTTATATCGCTTTCCTGCTGCCTCAATGAATTTTTGCTGCCCTTTAGTCGCAGACTCATAAAGCTGTTTATCTGAAATTCCCCCCAGACCATCGCTAAATGTTCTGACTAAATTTTCTCGTGCTTGTTGTTGATTCAGTCGGTTCTTACCGGTTCCAAAAAAAGGAACTCTTTCGCCTAATGTTTGGGCCTGCCCCTGCATAAAGGTTTTATCTTTCAGCGTGTCACTGGTCATTAACGGCAGGTTTCTTTCCGACGCAAAATCGACAGCAGCCTTTGCTTCCGGTGACATCTCACCGCGAACAGCCCTGGAAACCGCACTAACTGTATTTTCCAGCCCCTTGCCAACACCACCAATGCCAGCAGAAATTACCGTTTGTGCAGGATCAATATCTTCTCCTCCAGCAAGACTGGTGCCACCCTGTAGTGCTAAATCTGTAGCAGCTGATTTCCCTATGGCACCAAGCACCGTTCCAGCCCTGCCCGCTGGTGTGAACGCTAACGCATTAGCAAGAAACGAAGTCAGGTCTTGCGGTGATAAACCTGGCTTGTTCAGGGCATAATCACCGGATGGCAGGGAAACGATAGTGTTACCCTTCTCATCCTGCCTTAATTTCGCCCCCATACTCTGAAGAATCTTTTCCTGAGACGCCTCGGAGCCGAAAAGTTGAGACCATCCAGCCTTCAGGGCATCCATGCTTAGTGAGTTCAACTCAGGGGCAGCCCCAACATTTTGCAGTCTCTCCATTTCTGGTGTCATTCGGCTTTCACCGGTAACGGCATCGCGCATTGCAGCACCTAAAACAGCCCCTTGCTCAGCAGAGCGATCTAGTCCTTCCTTCTGCTGAGTGGCAAGCTGTGTATATCCTGATGCAAGTGAGTTGTCTGCTGGCGATTGCTGAACACCTTGTTGTGTTGGCGCTGACTGACCAGCAAAATACTCATCAATGGCGGTGCCAATATCTTCCGTGCTCGTACCATCAGGGAAGGTAAATGTCTTACCGTTTGCAGTTACTTTCATCATTCCACCGTAAATTGAATGCCTGATTTTGACGTGTAGCTACCTCCTGCTGATTGCTGAGTAGCTGGCTGTTGCCTTGATGATTTCTTCCCGCCATTACCAACATTAACGTTATATTGCTGGTTGTAATTGTCGGTATATTGCTGAATGTCGCGCATTGATTGTTGCAGTGCTTCAGGGCTTGAGAAATCAGGCTTTGGCATACCCTGAAAATACCTATTGGCCTCTGCTTCGGTGTTGATGCCAGATGCCCCCATATCTCGGGCTGCTGCAATCCCCTGATTTTGCATTTTGCCCATGATTCGCTGTGCAGCGTTGTATAGCGTCCTCTCCTCAACACCAGATGCCCGGCTACGAATATCTGCACCAAGAGCAAAAGAACCTGAAGAACCTGTAATACCTGTCATGAAGCCAAGATCGTCAATTGATGCGCCAGAAATTGCATCAAGATCTTTCTTCATTTCGTAATTCTGTGCATTAGCTGCCGATGTAGCCGGAGCAGCAATAGAACTTGCGGGGACGCGAATCATATTGCCCTCGTTGTCTATTCCTTCGTAGAACGCATTAGCACCAGCGCCGTGAAGCTTCCTACCAACCGTTACCGTTCTACCATCTGCCAGTTGCACAACATTCTCCCCGCCAGCAGCAGGACGGCCTCGAACACGAAGATATGTCTTTTGTTGCTCTGGAGACAGGCTGTTGAAATATTGATATTCTTTAACAGATGCAGGAACAGCACCTCCAGCAGTGCGCAGAGAGTTTTCACGGCTAACAGCAATGCTTTGCGCCTGTAAACCTTCCCCAGCTTTATTGCTGCGAATCGTCTCTGCCAACTCGCCGCGCTCAATATCCCGACCTTCCATTCGATCTTTGATATCGAAGTACTTCTCATGACCGAGAGAAAACAGCGCCAGATTACCTGCGAAATGCTGGAAGCCCTGCGGGTCATTAACCTGCATTTCAGCAATAGTTTCTGGAGGGATACCTAAACGACGCATCTCCTGCTCATTATCCATCATGAACCTGCCAAATGCGCCCGGACCAAGCGATGAGGCTACCTGTGCTTTGAGCGCCAGATTGCCATAATCATCCCTTTGAGCATCATCGACATAACTCATCCCTTTACGGACTTCCTCAAACTCTTCTGGGAATGCTGTAATAAGATTACGCATCTGCTCCCTGTCGCCGGACGCATAAGCATCTGCATAACCTTTCTGGAATGCCGCTTTACGCTCCTGCTGTTGCTGCTGCTTATAAATATCAGCAACTCCAGCCAGACCTCGAAGACCTGTCAGACCAACGTTATTTGCACCTGAGCGAGCCAGTTCATTGTTTTCGCGGATCAGACCAAGCGTTGCGTTAATGTCGCTTGCCTTTGGCGCATTCTCATTTTGCGCACCAATTCCAGCCAGAAAACCACCAGAATTAATACCCTGTTGCCACGTAGCCATTGATTACCCCTTAATAAAGCAGTGAACTAAGCAGACCGATACCAGCACCGATACCAGCACCCCACGGAGTTGATGAACCAATTAATTTCGCAAGTCCAGCCCCAGCAATAGCACCAGACGCACCCCCGCCAATAGCAGATTGCATTGCTGATGGTCTGTTGGCATTTGCCGCTGCAAGAGCCGCACTTTGCTGCGAAATCTGACTCATGTTGTTGGCATATGTCTGCCCGGCGTTTGCCTGACCTTGCAGTGCGCCAAGACCAATATTTGCCAGATTCTGGTAGTTGTTCATCTGACCAGATAGCCATTGCTGACCAAGCGTTGGTGCGATTGTTGCTAACTGATTACTGGTTGCGGTGGAACCTAATCCACCTGTTGCTTCCGCTGCCGCCAGACTCTGATAGCGAGCCTGACCAGCAAGATCTTTGTACTGCTGAGAGTTGTAATACTGGTTAAGCGCCTGACCTTGCCCCTCCAGAGACGATAAGTTCTCGAGGCTGCCGACATACTTCTCAGCCAGAGGAGTAAACGGCTTCAGGTTATTCATGATGGTGTTGAACTGCTGATTTTGCAGGTCTGCGGCATACTTCTGAGCTTCTGCTGCATACTTTGCGCTTTTATCAGAACTGCCACCTTTCCCGCCTTTTTCAGGGCAATAAGGTTCCTCGCCGCGCAGTTTTCTGCCCAGCTTAAATGCATATAACATGGCTATCTCCCGTGATTCAGGAAGTCGATTAGTTCTTCGCGTGTGGCGCTGTAAAAAGTCACGTCATCCACGCCTTTAAAGTATTTCTTGATGGTTCCTACACGCTTAAGGCCAATCATTGCGCAGTACATCTGACCGTGGCGGAATTTGCGTGCAGCGAACGATGTGACGCACTGAACGGTGGTGTTAGTCAGAATGTATCGCCAGAACGCCAGCCCGATTTCCTTGCTGAAGCCGCGAATCTCTGGCAGGTACATGGCGTGGCAATCGAATGTCAGCGGCTGAATCTCCTGATAGTAAACAATGCCGCCGAACTGCCCGTGCACGTTCACCTCAAAGTAACGGCATTCAGGTTTGTAGTCGTATCCATCGCCGTTGTTGCTCCCGGCGATAATGTCAGGGTGATTTCCTACTGCTTCGATCAGGTCGATGTTTCGCGTTGGTTTGAATGTAATCATCAGTCAATCAGCCCATGTAATCTAAGTGCTGTTTCAAGCGCCAGAATACGCTGCCGCGCCTGCTGCAAACCTGTAGCGAGAGCCGCGACTTCGGATTGCGTGTACGTAGTGCCGACCGTGTATGACTGGTTAGCGTTGAATGAGCCAAGAAGAGGTGTACCTGTGGCTGCAGTCCATCCGGTCTGCCTTGCTCCAACGACCTGAATTCCATCAACTGAATATGATGTTTTTACATCCAGCGGTGACGCAAGAGACTGCGATTCGGTTACGGTTTTCGATACGTAATCACTCTTAATGTCAGATACATCGCTTTCTACGCCATCCAGTCTTTGGTCAACAGTGACCAGATGCGCCTGAATATCGATAACCTCATCCAGCAAGTAATCAACATCGCTACGCAGTACGACTATCTTCCCTTCGGCGGTTGTTAACCTGACCTCAAGGAGATTTATCGCTTTTGTGTTTGCGGTGATTCTTGCATCGTGGTCAGCCAGTTCGACATCCTGTTCATCGTTTTTCACCTGAGCATCGTAAGCGCCCTGACCAGCCTGATTTGCCTTCCCGGCAATTGCGCCGACATCAGCCCCCTGATTAATGACATACAGCAGGTAAGACTGGCTGAAGATATTGCGTGGAAGGATTGATGTATCGAGTCGTGTAGCCTGAATTGTTACCGGCTCATTGAGATTCGAATCAGCCATTAACATGCCTCCACGATTTACCAGACTGGATATTGTGAATCACCGTCTGACTGACACAGTATTTTTTAGCAAGCTCTCTTTGATTAACTCCCTTTGATTTCTTTATTTCTATTACTTGCTCATATGAGAGCTTTGAAATTGGATTATTTTCTCCTTTTAAAGCCGGAAACTTCACCCTGCCTTGAGATGAGCAATGCTTCATATTCTCCTTTTGAGTACACCACTCTAAATTAGAAGCATTATTATTTTTTCGGTTGTTATCTATGTGATTTATGAACGGCTTGCCTTCTGGATTGGGGACGAAAGCAAGAGCGACAAGCCTATGCACAAGCCATTTTACTTTAACTCCATCAACACTAAGTGGCAAATATAGATAACCTTTATTATTCTCGTGTTGTTTTAGCCACCGACCCTTTCTGAGTTGCGTGCTGCCATGAGCAGCCTTAACAACACGTGAGTGAGAATATACTCGCCCATCCTCTGTTACGGCATATAAACCTTCATATCCAGGAATATCTTTTGCGTTTTCACTCAACATATCTACTCCTTTAGTTTCGATTTATGTTACACGAATAGAAAGGCCTGATAATGTAACAGGACCTTTTGCAATAACTCTGAATTTAAATCCAATGAGGCGTCTAACTCGACCAACTTTTCGCCATAAAACGCGATTGTCATATACAAATGGTTTTTGTAATACGACCATTTGCTCACGACCGTAATTAATTCCATCTGTAGTTGCTGATATAAATATTCTATCTATTCTATCACACACGCCGCCAGATGTTTCTAATTCAAGGTCATTTATTAAAACGTTATCTGCCTTTATTAAAGGAGAATATAAAATATGTTCCTGTTGCTTGTCGTACTGGCTGCTGATGTCGAATTGCAATTTCCCGGTCACGGACTCCAGCTTATCGCCGCACGTTATCTGATTGCCTTCGTAAATGAAGTCGATAGCGCGGTACACATCGTCATACAGGCCTGTTTTCAACACACACCATTGCGGACCATTGGCGCTTGAAGATGCGTCGTACACCAGAACATGGCGCGGAAGATGGATAATCAGCAGCTCATGCGCATCAAATCGCAGCGATTCCATCACGCCATCAGCCAGTTCATCAGCAGTGTAGGAGCGGAGGATTTTCTCAATGCTCGCGCTGGCGATTGGTGACACCTGACCTGAGCCGATGATGTATACAGACGGCGCACCTGTTGCCGGATTGCTGATGAACGCATACGAATCAGCGAATGGAGTTTTGCAATAAGTCCCAGCAATACCTTTCTGCACCATCAGCGATGGCTGTGCGACATACAAAGCGGCACCAACAGTGGTTGCACCAGTCAGGGAGAAATATTCAATAGTCGATGAACCAAAGCAGACGATGAAGTCTCGCCATGTCCCGATACCGATGATGCCGTCCGGCTGAGACTCGGCACGATATTGTGCACTGTAGCGGTCAGGATGCGATTCGTCTTCAAGGTCAGTGATAAACCATGAATCCGTGCCGTCTTTTGACCACGCATAACGCCCACGTAAGCGTGTAATGTCGCGGACTGAACCTAACTCATACTGAGTGAATCCGCTGTCTGTAGGCCAGTTTGAGACGGTTTTAACCGTGCCATCATAACGATACTCGACCAGTTGACCATTAACGCCTACAGCCTGAGATGTCCGACCATGAGCCATTGATACTCGACCACTTCCGGCAACATCACCGACCTCACTTTCGCCCTTATACAGTTTGCCACCACACACGCGATAAACAGCATTCTGCGCCATGTTGTACTCGACGCCGCGAGATACACCGTTCACATCAGAGCGTTTGGCAATGCCCGGGAATGAGCGAAGATATCCCGATGAATTCAACACCTCCTTGGGCGTAGCTAAAAGATTGACTGGAAGTTGGTCTATATAATCAGCATTAACCGCACTTTTCCCCAATCCCTTCATTAGTGGTAGTTGTTGTATTGCCATTGGAATCAGCCTTTATATGAACCCAGTTAGCATCACGCTTTAGCCTACTTGCCCAGGTCTTAGATATTCCGTACTTAGCCGCAATTACTGACAAGCTTTCTTTTGATGACTTGATTGCAAGAACATCGTCATCACTCAACTTGTGCTTTGGGTGCTTGGTTCCGAAAAACTTGATTGGTTTCTTTAATCCGGTGGCGTATGCATGTTTGATGTTTTCGCTTTGAGTGCACCACTCAAGATTATTGACGTTATTATTGAGTGGATTGCCATCAATATGATTTACCTGAGGCTTGTTTTCAGGATTTGGCAGGAATGTCATTGCAACGATTCGATGGGCAAAAGTCCATTTTGCTCCGATATTATAAAGCACCCTTCCCTGATTTATTTTAGGCTTTAACCAGCGCCCCTTTCTGAGTTGCGTGCTGCCATGCGCAGCCTTAACAACACGTGAGTGAGAATACACCCTGCCATCTTCTGTTACGGCATAAACACCTTCAAATCCAGGTATATCTTTAGCATTCTCAGAAAGCATATCTACTCCTTAAAGTTTCGATTTTTCATGTACTTATTATATCAAAATTGCCAGCATATTCACTGGCAGATAGTCGATATAGTCGGCGTTTCGAAAGTCTTTGCCGACACCTTTCATAAGCGGAAGTTGCTGAATAGGCATTTATTCACCTATGCGTTTGGGATATCGCCATCAATCAGAGGGAGATCGCCTGGATAATATCGGTCAGATGTGAACACGTCATATTTATTACCCTGTCCTACAGGAAAATCTCCACGTCGTCGTATTGAAGGAACAACCAGAGTGTCGGTAATCAAGGCATCATATGAGCGTTGGGCGTTACTGAGAACTTGCTGAGTTGGTTCAAGGCTGTAATCAGATAGCATTCTCAGCAATAACTGATAGCCTACTGCGTGTTTGTATTTTCTTGGAAGACCTGACTCATCATCTGGTAATGGCTGATCATCTCCAGTTGCGAAAGCGTAACCAATGTCGCCGGGGTTAATCATCCACTCGGACATCATATCTTCCAGATCATTTACACCATCTTCAATTGATTGCGGCTCAACATCAGTCAGCGATGCGTTAGAAGCAATAGCAAACTTACGAAGCGCAAAAAGGACGATCTCACCCTTTGTCAGTACTGTTGCCATTGTCTGCCGCCTTACGACCTCGCTTACTGGTCGGTTTCAATTCATCAACTGAGGCAACAAAGCCCAACTTTTCGAAAAACTTGAAGTCTTTTTCTGTGATAACGGCCTGTACATGCCCGGATTCGTTATCTGCGGCAAGGAATACACTCATGCGATCCATATTGTTTCCTTAAAACATAAAAGGGGCGTAAGCCCCTTGTTATTACGGATTACCGAAGAACTGACCGCCCATGTGAGGGTTAAAGCACACATATGCAGGCAGTAAGTCGAAGCGCATTTTTTGCACGTTGGCATCGCCATCTGCGTATTTATGTACGCGGATGGAGAAACCTTCATATGTTGCAACAGCAGAATCAATACTGTGCAGTTTCGGCAGTGGGATAGAGCCAAGTCCACAGAAGAACTTGTTATAGAACAGGTTTGGCTTCATTGTCTGGCTAGCAGTGCCTACTACAGATACGGCATCGCCTGCCGCTACCTGACGACTTACAGAGTTGTACTGCGGGTTTGTAGTGTCATAAATCGGAACACCAGAAAGCGTAACCGTCACATCGCCACTGCTGTCTGAATCAGCATCAGCAGTAACCGTTGCAGTGAAGCTAATTGGTGTGGCTCCGTTATACAACGCCTGTTTGGTCTGCTGTTGCAGCCAGTAGGTATTGGTGAATTTAACCTGATCACCAGCTTTCAGGAAAGCTGTAACGCTGGTTGTCGCTCCGGTCAATGTTACAGTGAACTGGTATGAGTCTTTAACTGCGTTATAGGTAACAGTTGGCTGTGTTTTGACTGTCAGTGTTCCGCCAAATGCCCCCTGCGTACGAGAGGCAAGCCCATTAGACATCAGTGCGCGAATGCCGCCAAAATTGGTTGGGATCTGCGCATTCTCCCATGCAGTACGAACCAATTGATCTGAAGCGTGCAAACCAGTCTGCGCATCAGCAAGTCGCTGTGCAGACCATGGATCCATTACAGCATAGTTTTCACCTTCATTAACGCCGAGGTCTTTCAGGAAAGATGCCGTCTGCGCAACATCAGACCATTTGGTGATTGGAGTATTTGGGCTACCAAGTGACAACGCACCGTTATTCATCATGAAGTGAGCAAGCTCTGTTTCAAGGTCGGTAACGATTCGCTGGCGAACAGGCGCGAGAATTTCTTCCAGTTGGTTAAGCTTGATCGCTTCCTCCAGTTGCTGATATTCAACAGCAACAGTGATGTAGTTACCTACACGCCCCGTAGCTTTACCTGAGATCAGGTTGTTTTTATTTTGCCCTGAAATATCACCAGTGGGAGTACGGAGGGATGAGAATTGATGCGGACGTTTAAAGCTAACGCTATCGCCAGTGCTGGAGTTGATTTCACCTGCCAGCAACTGACGGTCTACGGTTTTCGCCAGAACTAAATCTGACATAAAACCCGGAAGGAATTTTTTCAGAACGATTTGACTGACGTTACTATCGAGATTGTTATGCATTTATCTTTTCCTTATTCGATTTTTGCGCCGGGGCATAATTTGTTGAATTCGTCTTGTTTCGCATCAGCACCGCCACCACGTACTTCCGGCTCTGGCTTGATGGCTTTCTTTGGTTTTGGAGCAAGGCTTACCTGTTTGCTAATCTGCCCCAAGAGGAATGCTGCGCGAATTGGATCTGTCTCAGCGGCTACACGCTGGCGTAATTGCTGGCTCTTACCTAAGCCATAGGCGAGTAGTTCAGAGCCTTCGTCTGCACAGTGAATGATGATTTCCTGCTGAATTGGTGGTAGCTCACTAAGAACAATGGCTTCCATTTCCTGATAATCTTTCACAGGAAGTTTGGCTGCCCGTTGTTTATGCGCTTCTACCCTTTGCTGGAAACGCTGCTGGTATTCCTGTTGCTGACGTAGTTTTTGTTGCTGCTGCTGTTCGACACGGCCTTTTTTCTCATGCCAATCAGTCAATGCCTGTTCAAACGCCTGTTCGTCATAATCACACGACTCAAGAGTCGGTTTTGGTGGAATAGCGTCTGGTTGTGGTTGCTGATGTTCCGCAGGCTTGGCTAATGCTTCCTCAAGCTGGCGTCGCAACTCACGGTTTTCTTTCTGTGTTTCTTTGAAGCCTTTGCGAAGATCTTTCACCCATTGCGGTGCAGGTTGCCCGTCAATGTGATCATCATCGTCAGCGTTAAGCTGAATTTCTTCATCACCAATACGCAAGGCGTAATCTTCTGGTGTCTCTTCGGTTTTTTCAGGATCAGTTGCCATCTCTTTTCCGTTGTCATCCTGGCTTTCATTCTCAGGCTGTGACTCTGTTTGGATGATGGTTTCTTCTGCATTTTCCTGTGTTTCAGACAGGTCAATAACCTGACCGTCGATGATCAGTTCGTTTTCCATTGATTACTCCTGGTTAACTCGGCATTAAGTCTGCCGGTGACTGTGGTGGTGACTGGAATTGCTGTTGTTGTGACTCGGCGACATCTTTCAGAAGGCGTATTGCCTCCATCACTGCTTTGTCATCGATGTTTCTGGCTTGAGCCAGTTTATAGACAGTGTTTGCCTGACTCTCCATCGCATCCTGCTGGGCAGTAAATGCTTTGATTTGAGTTTGAGCAGTTTCGTTAGTTGCTTTTTGCGCTTCTGCCTGCGCTGCTACCATTTGCGCCTGAGCGAGAACCATTTCAGGATTTGGCTGGCTTTGTGCTGCCATTTGCGCCTGTTGAACAATCTGCTGCTCTTTCTCATTGCGTGGTTTTGCAATACCAGATATCAGCAGTTGGTTTCGGTTGTACTCTTTGAAGTCATCAAGGCCTTCGCCATCGATATTGTCCAGAATAATACCCTGAATTGCCGGGCGCATTGGGTCTGTTGGAAGCATAGAGCTAAGGACATTTGTCAGTACAGAAACCGTTGCATCACGTCGTGCTGTGTAGCTTGGTCCAACATCAACCGTCACATCGTATCGACCGACAGAAAGGTCATTTAACGCAACAACAGCCCCTGTTTGCCTGTCAACAACCTGTGCGCTCAGGACAGCGATATCATCACTTCCATCTTCGTTAACGATGCGCACTTCACGCTCTGAACCGTACACTTCACGCGCCATTGACAGCCATACTTCACCAGCGCGTTTAAGACTTTTCGCCATATTGTCCAGATAGATAAACGAAGCCATATCTGCTCTGTTCATCAAGTTGTTAACCGTTTCCTGAGCAATATTACTTGGCATCTGCTGCATGGCCTGACTGCCGCCTGTAACCTCCTGAATATCAGCACTGGTTTGCTGTAGTAATGCAGCCAATGCCTGATTCATAACCGCAGGCTGTGTATATCCTGCCGGGGTAGCTCCAGCGATAATGTTGCCAGATTTATCTCTCACTTCGCGCAACGGCAAGAACGCTGGGCGTTTCTTGTTGCGAGCCTCCCAGTGCTTCTCAAGTCCACGAATTTGCTCCATGCCAACTATAGGGATCTGACCGGGGTCTTGCGCTGCAGTATCAGCCAGCATTGAAACCTGAAGGTTGTACAAACGCTGTGGATCCATTGCTTTTGCAATGTGCCCTTCGACACGCTCAATGTCATCAATGAACCAGCGTTTTCCATAAACCGGGATGAGGGGGATATGCTCACCAGGAATACGTCGAGGTTTCTCAAGGAAACCATCACCATCCACTACGGATACATACACACGACGGCGCTTCACTGAGCGCCTTGCCACTTCCTGAAATCCAGCTATTGCCAGTTCATCTTCAATATCTTCAACCTGATCACTGTCGTATGTTGCAATCTCTCCAGTGATTGAATGTCGATAACTGATGACGTCAACAGACTCTTTACGAACTTCGTAATACTTCGCTATGTAAATAACATCTGCATCAAACCAGTCATATTCCCAACTGGTCATAGACGTTACATCCAGAGAAGCAGGAGGTTTCTTTCCGTATTCAGCCTCATATTTTTCAGGTGACAACGAATACATGCAGAACGCCCACAACGCGTCAGATTTGTCGTACTTCTTAGCGTCAGGGTCAAACCACACAGAGCGCGACGGGTCGTATATTGGTTCAATAGCAATACGCTGACGATCGTCCATGGGGTCGTATTCATTGACCAGCATCGACGTCAAACGGAAGCAACCGAAACCACCAGCAACCGAGGTTCATGTCGGAATTAATGGCGTGATGCAAATGCTTGGCGGCATTGGCGACAGCAAACAACAAGCAGCCAGCAGGCAATCACAGAAGCCACAGCAGCAATCATCACCAGCACAACACAACGAACCTCCGATGGATTTTGACGACGATATCCCCTTTGCACCAGTAACTCTCCCTTTCCCTCGTCACGCTATTCACGCAATTTAAGGACTTACATGAATCACTTGATGGTTGACCTTGAAACAATGGGCAACGGGCCATACGCGCCAGTTATTTCTATTGGGGCGGTATTCTTTGACCCGAATACCGGAGAAACAGGAGAAGAGTTCTCGGTAAATATCTCGCTTGAGTCATCAATGCGATATCTGGCGCGTCCTGACGCTTCAACGATTTTATGGTGGCTGGAACAGAGTGAAGAAGCCAGAAAATCGCTAACCAGCAACACTCAGGAGCTTTCAACGGCTCTTTCATGGTTATCTGAATTCATCATAAAGAACGCCAACCACAAACTCGTTCAGGTTTGGGGGAATGGAGCATCATTTGACTGCGTTATTCTCCGCAACAGTTATTCGCTGACAGGGCAGCCAGTTCCGTGGCAGTGGTGGAATGACCGCGACGTAATAACAATCGTCGAACTTGGGAAGGTAATAGGATTCGATCCTAAGCGAGATATGCCATTCAAAGGAACTCGCCACAACGCGCTTGATGATGCCATCCACCAAGCCAAATACGTTTCAGCGATCTGGAAAAAGTTAGCTAAATAATCAACAGGAGAAAACCATGCCAGCGCCTCTATATGGTGCGGACGACCCGCGCCGCTGTTCCGGCAATTCCATATCGGAGGTGCTGGAAAATATCAAGAATAATCTCGACGCGTTTCTTTCTCTGCCACCAGAAACAAAAGAAGAACGGAAGTACCGACGCGATATACAACTCGCAGAAAAACAGGAAAAAGACCGAATAAACGAAACATCAATCCGACCATTCCGCAAATCCACATATACCCACTTCCCTGAATATATCGACCCGCGCCTGCGTAATTACCGCTCACGCTATGGCGCTATCAGTAATGACTGAGGAATTTACCATGAGAGGACTTGCATACAATCCCGGCATTCTTCCGGCAGAAATGATTATTCGCCAACGCGTAAAGCCAATGCCATCGAGAGAGGAATTACTTAAGAGAAATTCTTTTCCATCAGTGAATCAAAACAAGTATCTGAATGCGATGTTGCGGAGTGGGAAGAAATGAAACAAATGACACTAATTGAGATGGATGGATTTCTGAAAGGTAAATGCATTCCACGAGATTTAAAGGTTAACGAAACAAACGCTGAATATCTGGTGCGTAAATTTGCTGAAGCGGAGGCCAAGATTTCGGCTCTGTACGAAGACCACCAGAAAGCGATTGAGTCAATTAAGCAGGCTGATGCAGCTGTTAAGTTGGCACACGAGAAGTTTTCAGCGCTGGCTGCTGAGAATGCTGGGCTGAAGGCTGTGGAGTCCAACCTGGTGAGAAACATAATTAACGACCTTGGCGATACGGAATACCAATACGAAAAAGTCCAAACCCCAGCTACCGACGCTTTCCTGGCTGAAGTACGTGCGGAAGCACGCAACGAGGGGATTAACTATACCGCCAGCCGTCTTGCTGCTGCGTTCAATCACGGATTTATCAATAAGTCTTTGCGTGAAGTTTTCGACGTTACACGCATGATTTTGTCAGCGAAAGAAGAGTTGGCTAATGAAGCGCATCCGATTGATGGCCTATCTGGTGAATATGCGGAGAAATCCCTTGAAGAATGGGCGGAACAGATTCGCAAAGGAGGCAACCAGTGAGCAAGATTGACTATCAGGCACTGCGTGACAAGGCAGAGAAAGCAACGTGTGGGGTGTGGTCGCTCGAATATGGAGAGAGCCGATTTGATTGTGATGATGCGCTAATTCATCGTGAAATTGCTGGATATATTCCCATTTGCAGAATTGAAGGAGCGCATCCAGAAAGCGGCTTCGATGAAGATTTCCAAATGGAACAGCAGGCCAATGCTGAATTCATCGCCGCAGCCAGTCCAGCTACCGTGCTGGCGCTACTTGATGAACTGGAAGCAGCAGAGAAGCGGATTGCTGAATTGGAGTCGCTGACGGCTCCACGGTTAACGCAGCAAGCGGTGCCGGATGAAATGCCGGAGCCAGATACCACGAGAATGTTCTTTACCGATGCAGTTGTGGCAATAGCTAAGGCTCAAGGCTGGAACGCATGCCGCGCCGCTATGCTTCATGGGGCCGAACCTGTAAGTGAACATGATGAGTTGCCGCTGGACTATCTTCAAGGACACAAAGACGGCCTGGAGTGGGCTGCACAATTGGCAGAAGCCAATCATCCGCAAACAGGTGACTGGTTGTACGACGACCCAATCGATCTTGCCAGGGCGATTCGTAAAGGTCCTGATATGCCTACTGTTCAGGCTGGCAACTCTCCGGTAACTCCGGATGGTTGGGTTATGGTGCCGAAGGAGCCAACTCAGGCCATGATTAAAGCGTGGCTATCAGAGATTGCTAACTTTCGCGGTCATGCTGCTGGTTACAGGGCTGCTATAGAAGCAGCACCACAACTGGAGGTTAACCGTGGCTAACCTGCAACTTGCCGTCAAAGGTGAATACTTCGATTCCATGATTCGCGGAGATAAAACGGAAGAGTATCGCCTATGTAATGACTACTGGAATAAGCGAATTATGTTCCGCGAGTATGACCGCCTGATTATCACAAAGGGATATCCGAAGCGCGAAGATTCCAGCCGTAGAATTGACGTCCCGTACGACGGATATGAAATCAAGACAATCACACATCCGCACTTCGGTGATAAACCGGTAAAGGTATTCGCGATAAAGGTGAATATCGGCAATGAATAACAATCCTCGCACTCGCGGGGATTTCTTTTATATGGGGATAATATGGCCATCCACTTTCACGGCAGCCCAATATGGGGGGATGAGCATGCCCCCACAGATATGCTGATTAAAGCCCTTTACCGTGATGGTGGGGCTTTTGTTTCATTCGCCAGACCAGAGCAGATGAAAAAGATTGCCATGTTCCCTTGTGATATACGCCTTGATAACGGCGCTTTTAGCGACTGGATGAAAGCATTAAAGAAAGGCACTCCGGTAGACTGGAGTAAGAGACGAGCAAAATTCTACGATTTTGTTGGGAAGTGGTTCAGCAGAATTGAATGGTTTCTTATACCTGACGTTATCGAAGGGACAGAGGCAGAAAACGACGAGCAGATTGAGTTGGTTCCTGATTGGCTAAAATCAAAAGCGGTTCCTGTCTGGCATACCGACGAATCAATTGAACGTCTTTTACGCCTTTCTGGCAAATTTGAATGGGTGGCGATTGGATGCTGCGGCCCACACAGGCACATACGCTCTAAATGGTGGGAACAGAGAATGGATGAAGTTTTCACTGAGCTTTATATCAATCGTAATTTGAAAGTGAAAATTCATGGTCTTCGAATGCTCGACGTGAGAGTTCTTGGTATGTATCCGTTCGCCAGTGCGGATTCTACTAATGTTGCTGTTAACGTACCGAAGACAGAGAAGCGATTTCCTGAGATTATCGACAAACTGGCACGTACAGCTGTACTTCGCGCTGCTATTGAAAAGGTGCACCCGCCATCGATATCAGCATGGGTAGACAGAAAGATGAGAGAGCCGGCGCAAGCCGGTTTTTTATTTGAATTCACCGACGCCGCTTAATGCGGATTTCTTTTATCTGAACTCGCTACGGCGGGTTTTGCTTTATGGAGATGATAAATGCACTTCCGAGTCACAGGTGAATGGAATGGAGAGCCATTCAACAGAGTTATCGAAGCAGAGGACATCAATGACTGCTATAACCACTGGATGATATGGGCGCAGATAGCAAATGCAGACATAACCAATATTCGAATTGAAGAACTGAAAGAACACCAAACCGCCTGATGGCGGTTTTTTATTGCCTGATTTGCAGGTTCGATTCCCTATTCGGAGATAGCACTCATGCAACACGAACTACAGCCTGATTCACTGGTTGATTTGAAATTCATCATGGCTGATACTGGCTTTGGTAAAACCTTCATCTATGACCGGATTAAGTCCGGAGACCTGCCTAAAGCCAAAGTTATCCACGGGCGAGCAAGATGGTTATATCGTGACCATTGTGAATTCAAAAATAAGCTCTTAAGCCGCGCCAATGGGTAA